AGTTTCACCGTGGAAGCATTGTCCCGCAGACGCGAAACGATGAACTCTGAACAAGTTGCCAAGCAGACAAACTTCAGTAAGTTGTCATAGATCTCTTCGATTCTTGGTGTAGAGGCACGCACAGACCCGTTCCACACAGTTCTTTGAGCAGGAGGAGTAAACGAGCGAGTCACTCTGTAGAACGAGGTCGCTCCAAATCTTTCGTCAAAGACTATGTCTTCCAAGTGATACGTAGGATCGATCCACTTCACCGTCTCCGATAGGTTTGATCTTTCGAACACACCATTGTCATAATAGACTTCCAGATCCAGAATTGGTGTGACATGCTCGAGTGCAACATATGTGCGAATGTCAGAGATATTACGGAAAGATGCCACGTCTCCCGGAGCAAACCTGTACATATCCCGGAAGGTGGGGATTTCAGGTGAGATCAGCGACCACGAGGAAGACCATACATAGACACCAATATCAGCACCATTTTGATCAAGCACTTCTACAGTTTGGCCATTCACTAAGTCAGATTCGCTAGTTATGAGTCCGCTCTGGACTAATGAGTTAGTAATGTCTATAGGGCTAAGCAACACATAGGTAGACACTGACGTGACGTATGTGGTCTGGAATACGGTTTTCTTGACCTCCACTACCAACTCTTCTTTCACCATCGACTCTAAGTCTTTGGTTCCCGGTGTGAAGTCTTTGAGGGCGAAGAAGTACTGTGGAAGAGGAAGTTGTTGCTCGAACAATCTCTTACAGGTTTCGCTAACGTTCGCACATTCTTCGTTTTGTCGAACGCAGTCCTCCAGTTCATCAGTGTCAAACCCTCCTTCAGGCCTATAGCGTAGGTATTCTCCAGCAAAAAATCTTGCTTCGTACCTGAAAGGTTTGTTAGCGAAAGTTGACTCATTTTTGCAGTCCAGGAAAGCAATTGCTTCAACAATTTTCAACGCTCCTTGCTGGACTAGAGTATCGGTTGCCTTTTTGAAGCTGAGGTCTTCCTCTGGAAGAAGGAAAGTGAATCCCTCTACTACTTTGGCGTATATCTCGGACAGCCCATTGACGGGGTCAAGGTAGCAACTTTCCCGCGTGATTTGGCCGGTAGTCAACTCGGAAACTGAGGGAGTCTTGACATAGTCGCCTTCTACATAAGTCTCGCCTGGTGTGAGAATCTTGATGGCGATATCGCTAGAAGAAACTAAGCCTTCTGACTGAGCAGTTCCTAAGGAAGTCGTGTTAGGTGCAACTGTGAAGGCCCTATTGGTAACATACACTGGGTACCCAGGACGCTTGTTTCCATCTACGTCTTGAGGAGTAGGAGGAACGTATACAGTCGTCTTTGTATCCCCTTGAACGAAAGCGAATACCTGCGGATCGTACACTCCGTTGTCATCGATAGGGTCAAACTCGTCTTCTGCCCATTCTGTGAAGGTCTTCGCCTCACTTACAAATCCAGTCTGAATTAGCTGTAAAAGTGTCTTTACTGGGTTGAAATCAAAGTCCACGAGTACGACATGAATCTCCCCTGAGGAAAGATCACATATAACGTCGCCAGACGAATACTTCCCTACCTCTAAGACCCTAATAACCTCAAGGTCAATATCACCGCTATTCAGGTGGAAATTACGTGTGTTGTTCTGAGGAGTGAAATCTTGTAAAGTGGGATAGAAAGTCTGTTCTATGACACCTTGAACCACAACCAAATCATCTTCCTTGATCGTGTCGCCGGACTGGAAAGCAGTCGGACTCACTCTCTTGAACTCTGAGATGGATATTTGACGAGGTGGGTGATACGCTTTGATTGACGTAATGTCAGGATCAACGTACTGATTGGTCGTACCTAGTGTGAGAGGGAAGGTAGTGTTGAGTGCACCTTCCACATCCGTGACACTCTGTTCATACTCGATCGGAAACACCACGTTAGGTGTCATCACTGTGAAGAGATTATTCCGCACAGTCTGTGACAGATTTACAAGATTTTGCGCGTATCCCTTGGAAGAGTCATACTCCAAGTCAATCACAAAGTCAACTGGATCGACTTCCATAGGGTACACAAACCCTAAAAATTCGATCGGAAGTGACCAACGCAAAAGGTTTGTCAGCGATCCTTGTTGTGCAGGAGTGATGGGTGTTCCGTCTGGGTTTAGTACAAAGAAAGCAACCGACGGATTAGTACGGATATAGTCACCGCCATAGGTGGGATCATTGCCAAAAACCAGATTGTTTTCGTATGGTCCACCATAGCGGTATGTGTCGCGTTCGCTTCGTCTAGGAAGGACGGTGACGGATGTACCTGGTCCCAGTGCGTCGGAGAAAAAGTCCTGCCAGTCTTCAGCGGAAACTGGATTGCGACGGCGAATCAGTGAGAAGAAGCGTTCTTTGACTTCGGAGAGAAGTTCGGGATCTTGTCCACCTGCTGCTGCTTGCTCGTTGATTACAGATACAACACCGCTAAGTGATGTATTACTACGAACAATGGTTCCCTTAGGAACATTGGTGTTCACACCACGGAAAAGAGAGATGGCCCTTACTTTGCCAGTGTCTCTCCCTGCGGGAATGATGAGACGGTCAAGGGTTACAAAACCAATTGACTCGCCGTTAGTTAGTGAGGGATCGGTAGAAACCTGAAAACCTTCAAAGATGTCGAATTGATCATCTCTAGGTGTAATTGTGAAAGTGATGTCAACGACAGCACCGGAACCAGTTCGTCTCTGGGCGCCAAGGAATGGTCCAATCCAGTCAACAAGGACGGACTCTGGAAACTGGTTAGCGAACTGAAGGAATTCGGCCTGTGCAAAAGCCTGACCCTCCAGGAGTGCCATAATAGGCGATCCTGAGGAAAAGTCATTCAGAGTAGAGCCAGAAGCCTCGTAAACTCTACGGGCAGCGGCTTGAACCAGCTCCGATTCTATCCTTGGGTCTAGATCAATATTGGGTAGAGGAGCGTAGCTAGGCATATCAGAAGAAACCTTCGTCGATGTTCGGGAAACCTGAACCGCTGTCTTCAAAGACAAGCTCATTCAATACTTCTTTTGTGATTATATCTTCACTACTTAGGTTAGCGAACCGGTCAGCATAAGCTTGAGTTGAACCGCCGATGTTGAACTTTGCGTTCGTGGAAAATGATTTGGGAGCGTTAGCAGGAACGGACGTCACTACATCGCCATAGGCGATCAACCCCATGAAAGACTTGTTCCCTGTTACAGGAGTGTTTCCATAAGTTTGATCAGTTGCGATCGTTACATAACGACCGTCTAGCCCCAACGACCCACCTTGCTGGATGTCGTCAATGGAAATTGGAGGATAATGCCAGTCTTCATTCAGACCGTCAAAGTAAATCTGCTGTGCTCCATTTAGGAACTTGGACGTGACGATAACGCCAGGACCAAACTGTGTTTTTGCCATACTAAACTTATGGGCACCTTTATTAGTTGAATTTTACCCTATGACCCTATCATAAAAAATCCCCCGCCAAAGTAAACTTGACGAGGGATAAATAACGAATGAATGTAGATAAACTTTAGTTGTTACAAAAGTTATCCATATGTCCAATCGTTGACTGTGAACACGAGTTCGATTGTACCCACATCACCGGATTCACGGTCCATTTCTGCAACTGTCAGCTGTTGAAGCTGGCAACCGTAGAGGACGTAAGGGGTGTTGTTAGGGTTATCTCCATTACAGGTTGTAGGCTGAATGGTGATGGTAAGAAACTCGCAATTGTAGTCTGCCCAGACCTGTTCGATAGTGTGGGCGAATGCGGGATCGTATGGAGCGGAGATCGTGACGTCTTCAATGGCGCGAGGACCCACAACTTTATAGATGCGGTTCCCTGTTCCATTGGCGTATTGTCCAGACTCTGCCGTATCTACGACTCCCGAGAATGTTGTCCAGATCGTTTCCAGTCCATTGACTGTAACGATAAACGAGGACTTGGGAATTGGTATGATAACGGGCATTAGGGGGTCTCCTTATGATTGGGTGTTGTTGAACGAATCAAGCGAACACGTCAGCACAGAAGAATCCAGAACCGTAAAGGCCGTTAGCACCGAGTCCAGTGATGTTCACTGCACGTTCGACGGTGATTTCAGCACGAACCACGCGACGCTCACGGATGTAGTACTCAGGACGCACAGCAGGTGTGCCGGTCAACTGGTAGGTGTAAGCGAAAGCAGGCGTAGCGGCGGAAGCGCCACCAGCAGGCATTACGGAGTCAGAAGCACCAAGAGGGCTGTAGAACAGAACGATTGCGTTCTCAGGGAACACAGGTTGTAGTGAACCATCAGCAGCCAGTTGGCGACCTTCAGCAACGCGGATTCCACGCTCAAGACCGAAGTAGCGAGCGATCACGTCTGTGTCGATGCTGTCAGCAGTTGTGTACTGGATGCGGTCGAGCAGTGCTTCTGAAGTCAGAAGACGATCGAACACAGCAGAACCAACAACGGCACTGTTAGGACGGATACCGATCTGGTTGGCGACTGCGCGCTTCCAGTTCAGGACGTCAGTAATTGGGTTAGCTGTAGCAGCACCCCAGTTAGCGCCACCTGTAGGAATACCTTCGGCAGTTGCGTCGGCGTCGTACAGTGTCCATGTAGCGTAGGAGAGACCGATGTTACCGGAACCGGCAACATACTGCTCATAATCAGCCAGAGTGGAGATGGCGTTAGCCACTGTCACTTCGTAGGCATTCATCAAACGGGACATCGC